ACAGAAACAGAAACAACACCAAACGTTGTTAATGTTAATGAAGTTAAAGAAGAAGCTGCACCAGTAGTTAATACTGTAACTGTAACTGAAACAACAAGCACTGTTGAAGATGAAGATGATGACTTACCATTTTAATGGTTATAAAAATAATAATAAGGGTGGTCAAATAGGTCACCCTTTTTTTACTAAAAATTAATTAATATGAATATGGCTAAAAAAGCACCTAAAAAAAGTATTGAAAAAAAGAGTTTTGATTTGTCTAGTTTTAAAAAGACAAACGGAATGGATATTACAGTTAAAGAAAAAGACCTTACATGGATTCCTATGTCAGATTCTTTTCATGAAGCACTTAAGATTCCAGGATTAGCTAGAGGTTATTTTACATCATTCAGAGGTTATTCTAACACAGGTAAATCTACAGCTATTTACGAAGCAGTCGCTGGAGCTCAAAAAATTGGTGACTTACCAGTTATTATAGAGACTGAAAGTAATTGGTCTTGGGAGCACGCTAAGAACATCGGTGTTCAGTTTGAAGAGGTTATTGATGAGGAAACTGGTGAAATTATTGATTATGAGGGTGATTTTATTTTTATGAATAGTGATGACCTTTTACAAAGATATAAATTCGTAGATTATTCTAATGGTAAAGAAGGTACAAAACAATTAAGAGGGGAACCTGTTATTGAAGATGTTGCTAGACTCATTACTGATTTATTAGATGCACAAGAAGATGGTGATTTACCTAGAAACTTATGTTTCCTTTGGGATTCAGTTGGTTCTATTAATGGGTTTAAATCAGTTATGTCTAAATCTAATAATAATCAATGGAATGCTGGTTCAATGGAGACTGCATTTAAATCTTTAACTAATCATAGAATACCAGCATCTAGAAAAATGGGTAAACCATATACAAACACATTTGCTGTTGTTCAGAAGATTTGGTTAGACAATGAGAATAAAGTTATTAAACATAAGGGTGGTGAAGCATTCTTCTACTCACCTAGAGTTATTGTTCACTTCGGTGGAATCCTTTCTCACTCAACAGTCAAACTAAAAGCAACGTCTGGAGGTGAGACCTACCAATTTGGTATTGAAACAAAAGTTAGATGTGAGAAAAACCAAGTTAATGGTATTGAGGAACATGGAAAATTAGCATCAACACCACATGGTTATTGGAACCCAGCTAAAATTGACCAATACAAAAAAGAACACAAAGATTACATTTTAGAAAGGTTAAATACAACCGTTGATGATTTTGTAATTGAAAAAGAAGAGCAAGGGTTCGGTATGGATGACCTTGGAGAGTAAACTATTTTATTAACATTCTAATTAATATGAATGAAAAGAAGACCACCAAAAAACGGTAAGGTAACACAAGTAGAGAACATTTTAGTGGTAGACGGTAATGCCCTTTATAAAAGGGGTTTTATCGGTGCCAGAGATGAATACAATAGAAAAGGCCAACATATTGGTGGTATATATCAGTTTATTACGGTACTAAGAAAACAATTAAACGAAAATCTTTTTCATAGGGTTTTCGTTTTTTGGGATGGAGAATTCTCTGGTAAGTTAAGATGGGAGATATACAAAGACTACAAAAGTGGTAGGGGTAAAGATTACATAAATGGTACTAAACCAGAAGACTTAGAAGAGGTAGCTCAACGAGGTGTTGTATTTAATTACTTAGAAGAACTATATATTCGACAATTAGTTGATGAAAAAGTTGAAGCTGACGATTTTATTGCGTATGTTTGTAAAACAAAAAAAGAAAATCAAAAAATCACTATAGTAACTAGTGATAGGGATTTATGTCAATTAGTTAATGATGATGTTAGAATGTACTTACTAGATTTAAAAACTTATGTTAATCATAAGAATTTTAATGATTACTTTAAATATCATTATGAAAATGTTGCATTAGTTAAAATACTTACAGGGGATGTAAGTGATAGTATTAAAGGTATTAAACGTCTTGGTGAGGGAACCCTATTAAAATTATTCCCAGACATCGCTAAGAGAAAAATGGAATTATATGAGATAATTGAAGAAGCTAGAAAATTGCAAGACATTAGGTTAAGTGAGAAAAAGAAACCACTTGCTGTCTTAGACAACATCATCAATGGTACAACAGATGGTGTACAAGGAAATCGACTATATGAAATAAATAAAAAATTAGTCGATTTAAACAATCCTTTATTAACAGAAAATGCTATTAATAGTGTAAATGAGTTAATAGATAGTCCATTGAGTGACGATAGGAGTATAAAAAATGTTTACAAAATGCTTAAAGAAGATGGTATTGACATCTTATTAGGTGAGAGTAGATATGATGATTATCTTTTACCCTTTAAAAAATTAATAGAAAGGGAAAAGAAAAATAACGAAATTTTAAATTAATTTAATATGAAAAACTATAAAAATAAAAAAAAGAATTTCTGGGAAGATTTCAGATTTGAATTTGTGCTTTACATTAATAATGGTAAAAATAAAGATACTAAGAAAAACATCATATGTCAAAGATTATTTGATGTTAAAGGGTATAACGAAGATGCTATTAAATCTTTAGAAATTAAAGAGCTTATGGATTCCATAGCTGGTATCCAAGTGGATTCAATAGGGTCTATGGGTATGATACCTAATCATTTTAAAGAACAATCAAAACAAGTTTGTTGGGATAACTATAACCCATATAGAATTAATAATACTGAAGATAAAAATTTGTTTGAAGATGAAGATATTTTTACTTTTGAGATAAAAGTTGATAAAAAAGTTGTATCTTCGATTCAGTTTTCTGGTAATTGGTTTCAAACGGATGTTAGATATGCTGTTAATATTCGTGAAATTATACCTAATATTATTGAAGAAATTCAAGAATATTTTTCTAGAAAACACTATACAACAACGTATGAGGGGTATGACTTAAAATTTGAGTTTCCAGCATATGATTTTGAGGTTAAGTAACATATTTATTAAATACAAGTTTTAAAAATGGGTAAAATAAGCAAAGACAATTTAGGGTATTTAGGTGTAGACTTTCAGCACAGACTTTTACAACAAATGTTGGTTGATAGAAGATTTGGTGAGTCGATAGTTGACATATTAAATCCGAATTATTTTGAAGACAGTTTCTTACGAGTTGTATGTGGTAAGATAGTAGACTTTTATGATGAATATGAGAATGTTCCAGACGTAAGTAGTTTGGAGTCTATTATACTTAGCAATGCTTCTGATGAGATTGAAAAGCAATTACAATTAGATAGGTATACAAAAATTAAAGATGCTGATTTAAGTAATGGACCACATGTTCAAGATACAGCAATGAAGTTCTGTAAACAACAAGAACTAAAAAAGTCTGTAAAAGAAATTAATGAGATAATTGAAAAGGGTGACCTTGAAGATTACATTAAATGTGAGGAGATACTTAAAAAAGCGTTAGAAGTTGGTGAAAACAAAGATGATGGTATTGATGTGTTTAATGATTTAGAACATGTTTTATCTGATGATTTTAGAAACCCAATCCCAACTGGTATTAATGGACTTGATTCATATATGGATGGTGGCCTATCTAAGGGTGAGTTAGCTGTAATCTTAGCGGCTTTTGGTGTTGGTAAGACTACTATGTTCACAAAGATAGCAAACCACGCTAAGAACGTAGGTCAGAATGTCCTACAAATATTCTTTGAGGATAATCCAAAAGTTATACAAAGAAAACATTTAACATGTTGGGCTAATTTAGAACCAGATGTTGATATTACTCTTAATGACTTAGGACCTAATAAAAATTTGGTGTTTGAAGTAGCTAAACAAAGAGAAGAACAGCCAGGGATTATAAAATTAAAAAAATTCCCTAGTGATGGTACAACTATACCTCACATTAAGCAATACATTAAAAAACTAATATCACAAGGGTTTAGACCAGACGTTGTTTTAGTTGATTACATTGATTGTATCCAACCAACTAAAGCATTTAAAGATGAATACGCTGGTGAGGGTAATGTAATGAGACAATTCGAAACAATGTTAGCTGAATTTGACATAGCTGGGTGGACAGCAGTACAAGGTAACAGAAGTGCTATTAACGCAGAAACTGTTGATTCAACTATGATTGGTGGTTCAATAAAGAAAGGTCAGATTGGTCACTTTATTGTATCAATTGCTAAATCCCTAGAACAGAAAGAAAGTGGCCATGCTAATATGGCTATTTTAAAATCTAGATTCGGTAAGGATGGAATCGTTTTTGAAGATATCATTTTTGATAATGGTAGAATTAAAATAGATATTACTGAAGATGGTGAACAAGGTAAGACATTTCTTCAAACAGAAGAAATTAAAGAGGTTAAATCTCAAGAAAGAGTTAATATGTTAAGAGATGCTATGCTTAAAAGAGGTGAAGCTACCAATCAAAACAATAATAATTAAAATAAATTTAAAATTATGTATTTAAAAAATTCCGACACGGAAAAAAGATATTCTATTTTTCCAATTAAAAATCAAGACCTATGGGATGCTTATAAAGCAGCTGAAAAACAAACATGGGTGGCAGAAGAGGTTAATCTAGCACAAGATGATTATGATTCGTTAACAGATAATGAAAAATTCTATCTAAAGAATATATTAGCATTCTTTACAATATCAGATGGATTAGTTATTGACAATCTTTCAGATAATGTAATTGATAATGTTGATATCTCTGAAGCTAAATATTATTATAATCACCAGATGTTTATAGAACAAGTACATGCTAATGGTTATGCTTTATTAATTGACACTTATATTAAAGATGCTAAAGAAAAAGAAGAGCTATTTAATTCAATGCTAACTAATCAAGCTGTTAAATCTAAAGCCTCTTGGGCTGAGTTCTGGTTAAACAATGGTACTTTCGTTGAAAAGTTAATTGCATTCGCTTGTGTTGAAGGTATCGCCTTCTCATCAGTATTTGCTGGAGTATTCTATTTTAGAAGTAGAAACAAGATGCCAGGTTTAGCTGAAATGAATGAACTTATTTTAAGAGATGAATCATTCCATTATGAATTTGCTTTAGAAATGTTTAGAAGCTATGTTAAAGAAGAATATAAACCATCTAAAGAAAGTATTAGAGATGTTATACTATCATGTTTTGAAACTGAAAAAGATTTCATTGAAGAAAGCTTACCAGATGGTTTACAAGGTATGACAAAAGAAATGATGGTTCAGTATGTTGAATTTGTTACTGATATAGTTTTAAATGATTTTACTGGTGAAACAAACTTTAACACAAAAAATCCACTTGATTTCATGAAAAAGATTGGTCTATCCTCAAAGAATAATTTCTTTGAAAGAAGAACTGGTGGTGGATATACTAGAGTAGATATACCTACTAGTAATGTTGGTATTTTTGATGATGATGAATTTTAATATACCAAACACAGTTTAATAGAAATAATACAACATAGTTTAATAAAAATAATTATATAAAATGAGAATAATAAAAAGAGATGGTACTAAACAGCCTTTTATGCCTAACAAGATTTTAACTAGATTAAAACAGCAAGCAAAAAATTTAAACGTTAATTCAGATAAACTTTTTCAGAAGGTTATACCTCATGTTAAAGATGAAATGACTGCCACTGATATTGATGAAATAATTGCTTTTCAATCTGCTGATTTACAAATTGAACATCCAGATTATGCAATTCTAGGTGGTAGGATATTAATATCTAGACAAGCTAAATTATTAGAAGTTGAAACTAAAGATGTTGATGATAAGTTTGATTCTTTTGCCGCTTCTACATTCTTAAAAAAATATTCTAGAAAAGATGATAATAAGGTTCCTGTTGAGATACCATCAATGATGCATAACAGAGTTGCTAATCATTTATATCCAGAATCTTTCAAAGAAAGAAGAAAATTATTAAACGAATTATACGAAAAGAAGATTAATTTTGCTACACCTATTCTTAGTAACTCTGGTATTGAAGGTAGAAATGGATTGATTAGTTGTAATCTTACTACTCTTATGGATGATAGTATTGAAGGTATTAATGCTACCCTAGATAAGATTGCTCATGGCTCTAAAGAAGGTTCTGGTATTGGTCTTTGTATTGATAGACTTAGGAGCTCTAAGAGCATGGTAAGTAGTTTTAAAGGTTATGCTGGTGGTGTTGTTAGATTTGCTGATATGGTGCAATCTAAAATGAGATTCTTTAAGCAAGGTAATAGGTCTGGTAGTTGTGCATTATACTTATCAACATGGCATAAGGATATTTTACCGTTCCTTGAGTTAAGATTACCTATTGGTGAAGAATTAAATAGAGCTAGAGACTTATTTACTGCTGTAACCATAGATGATGTATTCATGGATGCTTTAGTAAATGGTGATAAGTATTATTTATTTTGCCCTAATGATATTAAAAAAGCTGGTTTAAAACCATTTTATGAAATTCATGGGGAAGAGTTTAGAGAGGTCTATAATCAAGCAATTGAGTTAGGTTTAGGTGAAGAAGTTGAACCTAAAAAGATTTGGGATGCTATTATTCGTTCTCAAGTAGAGAGCGGAACACCATATGTTTTCTTTAAAGACAACGCTAATAAGATTAATATGCAAGATAATATTGGTATTATTAATCAAAGTAATTTATGTATAGAGATTATGCAAGCAAGTAAACCTACCTATACACCACAATGCACATTAGCTTCAGTAAATTTAGCTGAACATGATAATCTTAAGAGTATTGCTAAATCTGTAAAGGTTTTGGTTAGAGCTTTAAATAAAGTAATTGATAACAATAAGTGGTCTGACGATTGGAGTAAGAAAGCTGGTGAAGACCAAAGAGCAATTGCTGTAGGTGTTGCTGGTTTGGCAGATTTCTTTGCAAAGAAAAAGATTTCTTTTGAAAGTGAAGAAGCTAAACAATGGAATCATGATATATTTGAAACAATGTATAAATCTGCTGTTGAAGAAAGTATGTTAATTGCTAATGAAGATGAAAGTAATTATCCAGCATGGGAAGGTAGTAAGTATTCTAAGGGTGAAACATATATTGAAGGTTGGTCACCATTAGAAAAGGGTGAACCAATACCGATGAAGAATTCACTACTCTTAGGTCTTATGCCTACAGCATCTAGTGCAATACTATTGGGGGCTTTTGAATGTTTTGAACCAGTAACATCAAATATCTTTACAAGGATGGTTGGTGATGGTGAATTTATTGTTGTGAATAAATACTTAGCTAGAGAATTAGATGAGTTAGGTTTATGGACAGAAGAAATCAGAGACCAAATAATTTCTAACGAAGGTAGTGTTCAAGACATACAAGAAATACCAGAAGATATTAGATATAGATATAAGACTGTTTGGGAAGTACCTCAAAAAGTATTATTAGAATTATCTATAATTAGGAATAAATTTGTAGACCAATCACAAAGTCTTAACGTGTATCATAAAGATGCTAAGTATAGTAAGATATCTAGTGCATTAGTGTTTGCATGGAAAAATGGTCTTAAGACTGGTGCTTATTACACTAGAACTGAATCTAAATTAGGTAAAAATAAAAAGTTATCTGCTTCAGAAAATGTAAGCACTAATGTACCTAAAAAACCAGAAAACTCTATGTTTACATGTGCTGGTGGCGGATGCGATGCCTAAATAATAACAAAAAAATAATTTTTTAAGGGGATTTCGAAAGATTTCCCCTTTTTTTATTGTTCTATTTATTTTTCAAAAATATTTATTATCATATTTATCATTAAAGTAGGTAATATGGCTGGTAACGGAAAATTCATAAATATAACATACCCTTTTAAAGAAAGTAAGAGAGGTTTTTTTGTTGAACTAAATAATAGTGACAAACATGCCATTAAATCAGATTTAATGCATTTAATACTAACCAGAAAGGGTGAACGTCTATATATGCCAGATTTTGGAACAGACTTACTTAAATACATTTTCGAACCAAACGATTCAAAAACATTAGGTGATATAAGACTTGATATAACAGAAACTGTTAAAAAGTATATGCCAAACCTACAAGTAAATGATGTTGTCGTTGAACAAATGAAAAATAATGAACATGTTGCCTCAATAAAAATTGACTATACAGTTACTGATGGTGTGTTCCAAGAAACTGATTTTGTTATTATACAATTATAAAAAAATTAATTATGGCTAAAAAAATAAATTACCAATCAAGAAACTTTGCCGATGTTAGAACAGAGTTGTTAAGTTTTGTTAAACAATACTACCCAGATATATTTAATGACTATAATGATGCTAGTGTTGGTATGATGCTTTTAGAACTTAACGCAGCTGTAGGTGATATGCTTTCATTTCACACTGACAGAATGTTTCAAGAAACACAAATAGACTTTGCACAAGAAAGAAGTTCAATCTTATCAATGGCTAGAACATTTGGACTTAAAGTTCCTGGTAAAAGACCTTCAGTAACCATTTGTGATTTTTCAGTTGTAGTACCAGTTTTTGGTGATACATTTGATGTTAGTTATTGTCCTATCATAGAAATTGGTGCTCAAGTATCTGGAGGTGGTAAAGTATTTGAAACTACAGATGAAATAGATTTTACTAGTCCATTCACAAGTGGAGGTATCCCAAATAGACTAGTAGTACCAAATATAGATAATAATGGTAATATCGTTAGTTATACTTTAACTAAACGAGAAATGGTTACTAATGGTGTGACTAAAATATTTAAAAGAACATTATCGGATTCTGATGTAAGACCATTTTTTGAAGTTCTTTTACCAGATGATAATGTCTTATCTATAAATTCAATAATAACGTTAGAAGGTACAAGTTATAATAATAACCCAACAACTGGAGAATTTTATAATGAAAATAATAGATGGTATGAAGTTAACGCTTTAGCAGATGACATTGTTTTTATTGAAGATTCAACTAGAATAAGTGATGATATAACAGTTAAACCAGGTAAATATAAAAGAGTTGACCAAAGGTTTATCAGAGAATATACTGACAACGGGTTTACTAAATTAATATTTGGTGGTGGTACTGAAGATATATCAGCACTTTGTGATTTTGATGTAAATAAATCGTTGGTAAATAGAATTGGTGATTTTATTAATAATACTTCTCTAGGTTTGACAGTAAGTGCTAATAAAACTCTTTTTGTTTCATACAGAGTAGGTGGTGGTGCTAATACAAACATTGGACCTAATACCATTAATACTGTTACTCAAAAAAATATGAGTGTAAATGGTTCTGATAGTAGTATAAATCAAAGGGTTACCAATTCACTTAAAGTAAATAACCCATTACCAGCTTTAGGTGGTAAAGATGAGCCATCAGTTGAGGAATTAAGAAATTTAGTTAGGTATAATTTCTCTTCTCAAGAAAGATGTGTAACAATAGAAGATTACAAAACAAGGATAGGTTTAATGCCAGGTAGATTTGGAGCTCCATTTAGAAATAATGTTATGGAGATACAAAATAAAATTAAAGTATACACACTAGTTTTAGATGCCAACGGTGAATTAAGCACTTCTTTAACGTCAACACTTAGAGAAAACTTAGCAACATATTTATCTGATTATAGAATGATTAATGATTATATTGAAGTTGATAATGGTAAAGTATTCAATTTAGGTTTTGAAGTTGATTTATTTGTTGATAAGCAATTTTCTCAATCTGAAATTATAGCACAGGCAGCAACGACCATAACCAGTTATTTTGATATTAACAAATGGGGTATGGGTGACAATATATACATAGCCCAACTAATAGAACAAATTAATAATGTTCCTGGAGTTTTAAATGTAATTGACCTAAGAATTTATAATAAAGTTGGTCAAGGTAAATATTCATCTAATGAAGTACCTCAACCGTATATTGATGATGCCACAAGACAAATTGATTTATTAGGTGAGTATACTCTATTTGGTGACCCAATAGGTATGTTTGAGATAAAAATACCGTCAACGGATATTAAAATTAGGGTTAAGTAATTTACTTTGTGATTTAAATTTGTTATATTTAGATTATAACAAATTAAAAAATATATATTATGGGTTGTAATAGTTGTAAAAGCAAAAATAAAACAAAAAATACTGAAAAAAAGGGTAATAATAAACCTAATTCAAATAATGTTGATAAGTCTAATGTTACTAAATCAAAGACTAAACTTACCTTAGATAAGATAGCTGTAAAAATTTTGGTAACAACATCAAAAGTTATCATATATTTAATAGGGATAGGTATTTCAATACCTGTAGTCATACCATTTACATTATACATATTATTTAAAACTATATTTTTGAATCAAGGGGTAGATGTTAGTGGTGCGTTACTAGCTATCGGTAAAACGATTACAAATAAAAGAGGTAATGCTGAAGATTATGACGATGATTACGATGATGCTGAATACGATGAAGCGGATTTTGAGCCTGTTGGGGTTGAAGATATAACAGATAAAAAAAGTTAATGATGAATGTCAGATAATATTAGAATAAGGACAACAGTAGGTAGTAAAGATAAATCAGTCAATTTAAAAATTGACCAGAACTTTGATTTTATTGAAATATTATCGCTTAAAATATCCCAAGAGGATGCATATAGACGTTTTTGTTCTGATTATGGAGTTGCAGTTGGTAGAGTTACTGTTAATAATGGTTTAGGGGTTCCTAATGCTAAGGTATCTGTATTTATACCTATTGATGAAGAAGACGCTATAGACCCAGAAATACTAGGTCTTTACCCATACGAAGTTGTTGGAGATAAAGATGAAGATGGTATACCTTATAACTTATTAGCTAGAAGTAACAGAGGTAAGAGTGACAAATGTTTTACCCCAGTAGGTACATTCCCAAATAAAAGAGAAGTACAGGATAATCCAGAAATGGGTGAAATATTCTGTAAGTACTATAAATTTACTACCAGCACTAACAAGTCTGGAGATTTTATGTTCTTTGGGTTACCAGTAGGTAGCCATTTTATGCATGTTGATGCTGATGTATCAGATATTGGTTATTTATCCCAAAAACCATACGATTTAATAAGAGAAGGTGTAAGTAAATTCAAGTTCGAATCAAATACTAAGTTTAAAAATAGAGAACAAGATAGTAAACCTACACAAATAAACACCATATCACCAGTTACTGTTACTGTTTTACCTTTTTGGGGTGATACGGAAGAATGTAGTATAGGTATAACTAGAACTGATGTTGATTTATTAACTAGAATAGTACCGAGTGCTATATTTATGGGTTCAATAATCTCAGATAATGAGAAAAACTCAATTAACAAAAAGTGTAGACCTAGAAAGAAACTAGGTAGAATGGATGAAGTTATTACTGGTGAAGGTCGAATAGAAATGCTTAGGAAGACCTCAAATGGTGGTATTGAAAGGTTCGATGTGGAAGGTGGTGAATTAATTGACGAACATGGTACATGGGCCTTTCAAGTACCTATGAACCTAGACTTTATAACCACTTCTGAAGACGGTACAATAATACCTTCAGAAGACCCAACCAAAGGGATTCCAACAAGAGGTGAATATAGATTTAAAATATCTATGGCCGAAAGTGGTGGCGAAGGTAGACTTAGAACTAGAGCTAATTATTTAGTACCTCACAACCCTACTAGAATACAAGATGTTGATTATAGCTTTGATGGTACAACTAGAAATTCAAGTTTCGCGGAATTATTTTGGAATAAAATTTATACAGTTAAAAATCATTTACCAAGACTACAACCAAATAAGAATGTTGAAAATAGAAATTTTGTAGGTATTAAAGATGTTGATAGCGGGAGTAGTAGTCCATTTCCTTTTAATAGATTAGATAATGACTTTAACCCTTTATTTGCTATTTTATGTATTATAATTAATATCATAGCATTTTTAGTTATCTTCTTCAATAGTGTTATAATCACACTATTAAATATTGTTTTAAGTATACTAAACGTGGTTCTTAGAGTTATATGTAATGTGCTTAAAGTTTTCTCTAGTCTTATTTGTGGTTTACTAGGAGCTATCCCAGACTGGATTCTAGAAGTAGATACGTGTTCGTGTAAAGAAGACGCATGTATAGGTTGTGGAGAAAATTGCGGCTGTAGATGTGATTGTCCTATTATACCTTATATACCTTATATAACTCTAGGATGTAGTGATGATGATGAAAGAGTTTACGCTCCAGGTGGGTTTAGAAAGGCGTTACCAGACGCACCCTTTACTCCTGGTAGTTGTGATGGATGTCCTTCTAGTAATTCTGTCTACCCATTTAAACTTGCATGGGAGGCAACCAAAGCAAACCAAACAGATACAAGCAACATGACTGAGGATGATGACCCATCATGTAATTGCGACCCAGATAATTCTAATACATTAGATTTCTTTTATCCTAATGATGGTGTTGAAGGTCACTGTGCTCTGGAAACTATACCACCTGGTGATGCTGGATGGACTAGTTGTATTACAATTTCACTAGCTGAATCATTAAACGTATTTAAATTTGACTTTTACAATGATTGGATTAACGGTACTCTTTATTCGTTTTTACTAAAATATAAACGTAAAAGAAATGGTAAAGAAAAGTTTTGTGAGGTCGATTGCGATGGTGATTCAGATAATAATTGTAAGAAAAATCATATTGTTGATTCTTGTGTGGCTGGGTTCCCACAAAATGCTGATTCTGGAATTTTAAATGATGGTGTTAATACTAAAACAACTGTCCAGGTAGAAGAAGGTTATATAAAAAAATATGAGGATGAATTATTTTATGCTGCATACTCAAAGTTCGGTGTTAAAATGTGGGCAACTGATATTGTTAGTCTAGGAGCTATGACTGATTGCGATTGGCAAGGAATCCCAAAAATATATGAAGGGTTGGTAGACACATCATTTAATAAACCACCACTTACCGCAGAACGTGTTGATGATTCGGCTGAGATTGAAACTAGTGGATTCGATAATGATGGACCATACGGTTGTACTCAAGGTACTGGTAATAGTTCCTTAATAGGTGCAATAACATGTTTTGCTTTTTTAACTAATGAAATAAACTGCGTTAACATACGTAGATTATGTGAAATAGGTGTAGGTCTAGATGAAATAAGAGAAGATAGTAATGATAACCCAATTCCAGTAGATAATTTAATAAGTAATCAAGAAGTGGATAACCCATTTATTAGAGGTACATTTGCTTATGTTAATGGTTTAACACCAGTAGCAACTGATGGAAATCCAGCCCCACCAGGATATTCTGGCAGTATTGGGGATTTAATACCATTTGTATTTTTTGATAAGGGTAATGGTGAAAGTAATGTGAACTTTCCAGATAGTAACCCATGGTTATCAGATGCTAATTATGTTAATTTTAGAAATGTTAATACTAGTAAGGATGTGTGGCAATATGAAAATTCTTTTTATTTCTATTTTGGTTTAAGAAGAAGTGCCTTACAAAAAATGAAAAGAAAATACTTCACACCATGTAGAGATGAAAAAGAAGTAGATTTTTATTGCATATCAACCAATTTGGTTGAAGACGATAGTGACCCAAATAACGGTACTGGAGAATTACAAATAGAAATGGTTGGAGGACTTGCGCCATATACATATCAGTGGACAGGACCAATAATTACAATTAATGGAACACCAACACAATACCCTTTAGGTAGTCCAAATACACCAACTCTTACAAATTTATTTGGTGGTACTTATACTGTAAAGGTTACCGATTCAATTGGTAATGTTAGTGACTGTTCATTCTTAATACCAGGACCAACTGGTATACTATGCTCAATAGATACTATACAACCAGTTCAACAGTTTGGTAGCTCCGATGGTGAAGTTGTAATAAATATTAGTGATGGGTTAGCACCATATACTTATGATTTAAAACTAGCTGGTGTATCAGTTGATAATGGCAGCACATCCAGTAACTCTATTACTATAACTGGTCTAGCGGCTGGTAGTTATACTTTTGATGTTGTAGATTCTGGACAGGTTCAAACAACATGTTCACAGTCTTTTGAGGTAACTGAACCTGGTGAATTTAGTATAACTGTTGAGAGTAAGGATTTTACATGTTTTAATAGTGTAGATAGTCAAATATCTATTAATACTAATGGTACTGGTACAGCCCCATTTGATTTTGAAATAACAGGACCCATAGGAGGTTCCCCAACTACTTATACTAATAGTAACGTTAATAATGTAGATGAGGGTACTTATAACATAGGTGCTATGGATGCAACTGGACAAATAGCTAATGCTTCTGGTGTTGTTATTTTAAGACCATCAGATATCAGCATCACCACTACACCTAGTAATGGGATAGTATATCTTGGGTGTAAAAATAGTACTAATGGTAGTTTTAAATTTTCAGTTAACGGAGGTACACCAGACGTTAATAACAAATATATAGTTGGGATTGAAACTTCTACTGGTTACCCTACTGGATATGACCCATCTTCTACATCACCTAATGTCATACAGAACACTCAATACACTATAAGTAATTTAGGTGCTAATAGTTTTTTTAACGGTCAAGGGAATATTAAAATTACCGTAACAGATGATAATGGATGTGAAAAAGAAAATGAAATAGTTGAAATAAGAACCCCTAAAATAGATTTAGTAGCTGGTAATTATAGTATAAATCAAAATTTAGGTGTTCAAGCTGTATGGACTCCACCAACAGATACATCAGCTGGGTACCATACAATTGTGAGTAACGCTAATTGTAATGAGTTAAAGATTAAAGTAGAAGGCTTTAAGGGTGGTTGGGGTAATGAATACACTAATTATAATAGTTCTGGTATACCTACTAGTGGTCCACTAGGTAAGTATAGATTTGAGTTACTTTACAGTTATAATGGTGCACCTTGGAGTGATACTGGTGAATTTCATATCTATGATACCGCCACTAACCTACCAAACGCTAGTGGTACATTTCCACCATATATTTGGACAATTGGTAAATACTCTGATACACTTCAATACGGTGGTAAATTAGGTATACCAGGGATGAAGTATAAAGTTAGAGTTAAGTCTTATTTGTTATCAGACTCAAGTATATACTGTGAAACACATATGGCTGGACCAAATATACAAGTGAGGTGGAATGGCGGTACAAATGGCTTTAATGCTATTAAGGCAAACTTATCATCTCAGACCCAATGTATAAACGCTAATTATTAATTAACGAATAATGATAGATAGAAAAAAACATAAGTTAAAAGAGTTTAATTCAAAACAGGACAATAACAAAGATACATTTGTTAATGTTAATCTTTCTGGTGAAAGAAATTTACTACCACCAGGTGAAATTAATCATATTGTAAACTCTGGAGATGAATTTAACGAAGAGCGTAAAGAATCTACGTTATATAGACTTATATTTACTGTTAATCCTATATTTAGTAATCCATTATTTAATGTAAATACAACTGGATACCAAGGTAGTTTTTTTAAACAAACAACTAGTAGTATTAAAAATAATTCATGGAAAACATTTAAAGAACTTGTATTTAGAAAAAATGTGTTGTCCCAAGATATTGACGAGGTGGCATATAATTATGAAGAATCAATAAATAGAAATTTATTAGAGAGAAATGGTTGGTTTGGTTTTAATGACCCAGATGTTACAAAAGCAGAACCATGTAAATTTTATGACATGGAACCAACTAGAAAAAGATTTGATTTAAATTCAAACGTTGCTAAGAATTGGGATATTTTAATTACATATCCTTCAAGTTCTGATGATACACATCATATAGTTCAGAATGGATTATTAATTGTTGATGCTAAATATGTGACTGTTGGTGCTAGAAAAATGTTAGCATTAGCGTCTAGTACTTTTCATGGTTTAACCAATGGTGATAGAGTTAAAGTTGAAGTCCCTTCATTAGGTTTGAATAGTACTTATAGAGTTGAGCGATTAGGACTTGATGATGGTAGTTTAAAATATAATTATTTTGTTATTGATGTAAAAATTATTTCATTACCATCTAGTGTAACAGGTAGAATGAGAAGAAATTTCAATGGGGAATTATCAACATATTATTTTAGAAAGGTAAAAAGTTTGATGATTAATAAAGATGATTATGATATCTATCCTCTTGCTTTTAGTGAAAGTGTTTATAATGACCAGATATACCAAATAGCGATAACAGAAGATTTAGATGTGCGTGATTTAAAAGATAATTTGGGTAGACCACTTAGTGAGTTGTTTATTACATTTATGAAAACAGATAGTGACCAAGGAAACAATAATAAATTTACTAACGTTTTATCTGGTGTTGATTTAGAATTTTTACAAGGCAATGTGAGTGATATAAATAACTCAAATATTAGGGTTATGTATGGCGGTGCTGCACCATCATTACCAGATACTCACACACCATTAAGTGATAGCCCAATAGTTTTAGGTAATAATAGAGAATATTATCTAGATGTAGTTGAGTTCAACAGATTAGAACAAAGAGAAGTTGTGTTAGCTGATGTAATGCATAGGTTTAACACATATAATAGAGAAATAGCTAGTACATCTACTGGAGATTCACCTAAAGGACCTAGAAAAGAAGGTTATACATATAAACCACACCATAGGGTAAAAATAAGAGAATACTCACTTTATGTTGAGCAAGGTGATGAATCTACAGCTGGAATTCCAGATTATGCTGCCGATTTAGGGGATGGTAGATATTTATGGAGAGACCTACTAGATATTGGAGTTTTTGATGGTGAAGATGATTTACTTGATTATCCATTTACGAATGGAGCTCATTATATTCACACAAATATATGTCTAATAAATGGTAGACAAGACCCATTTGGGGTGTATGGATTATATTATGCTGGTAGTGGAAGTGGTGATAATTTTGACCCAGCTGACCCAAGAGGGGATGCAATAACAGATAAATGGATAACAAATATTGGCGATGACATATGTTAATAATTATAAAATAGCGTTTAAAGGTCTTAGTGGTAGCACAACTATTATAGACCCATCAACTGGTGAAGAAACAGTTACCAATGTAAACTCTATTAATGTGCCTATAGGTCAGCTACCTAGAATGGCTGGTCAACAAGAAATTATTGACACTAAGTTTGTTGATGTAGAGGTTGAAAATTCTATCAATGCGATTTTCGATTATGAAAAAACTAAATTCATACCTAAAATGCGTAATGATAGTGATTGTAAAAATATAATATATAATATTAATTTTTTAGAAAGAAATGCTGCTACTGTTGCTTCACCACTTATACCAGGAGAACCTACTACACCTTTAACTTATTTAACTGATACCTTTTGGGGTAGTGATTTAGGTGATATAAACAAAAAGTTTGTTTATGATGATTTAAATTTTAAAAAAAATGTATTTACTAAATCTTTCTTAAGATTAGATTTTTATGATAGTGACATAGGTACATCACAAAGATTATTATCATTTATAACATTGTACCCAAATATTAGTAAAGATGCCTACGCTATAAACCCAACAGTTGGGTTAGTGCCACAACCAGATGCTTATCCACTTAGATTTAGACTAGGTAATTCTATTAAAGATAGAAATTTAAACGGTGAGGGATTTTTTATGTATTATTACAAAGATGAAGTACTACCAACAGTACCAAAAAATTTATACATGAAAGCTGTATTTGCTAATGCTAAAACAGGTAAAGCAATAAGATTAATGTCTGGTAATAATCCAACAATAGGGATTTCTGATTTAGCTAAAACAACTATAGGTACTTCAGATTTTAATTCACTATACACCAAGTACGAACTAGTTAGAACAACAGAAGGTTATTTTTATAAACTAGATAAAACTTATTCTCAGAACGTTTCTGAAACATTTGCTACTGGTGATAATACTATAACAGTTAATTTATACGAAATAAGCGCTGGATAATGAAAAAGCATAAAAGAAAAATATTACTTGAAGATTATATTAGTAGAGAACCAGATACATGGGGTACTTATACGTGGGATATACCATCTCAACAAAGTAATTTTGCCACAGGTATTGATTCATCTGGAAATACTGAACCATCTTTATTATTAAATGTTTTTATTACACAAGACATGGATGATATGGGTATTGCTACAGATATGGAATATACTTCATATGATGGTAAAGATTTAGGTAATAATTTTTATAGTCCATTAACAGAAAAATTAACTGGTTTAGGGTTATCTTTTTCTTTTATGACTAGTGGTCCAGCAGCCTTGCTACCACATGATATATACAATTTAGATACTAGATACCCAGACAAGGTATTAAGTGATTATAACGAGCCTGGTATTAATTTAAGTGCATATACTTTCCAAAGATTTGAAGAAGTTAAATCATATGATTTAAATAATAGATATATACCAAATTTTAATATGGCTGCTAATAAGACATATACAGACTATCAAGGAAATTCGTATAGTAATGTTAGTAAGGTCTTAAGTAATAATAATTATAGTCCTATAAATTATATTCTTGATGGTGATAATAATGAGACTATAGATGAAAACAACCCATCACCTCAACTAGGTTTATTTTATAAAACTTATGTTGGTAAAAATAGAGCTGTATCCGATAACGTTTTTGGTACATACCTAACAAATGTAACTGAATTGTATTATAAGGGACAAGCTTTTAACGAAACAAACACAAGTTTAAATGCACTAGGTAAAGAAGAATATTTATTTGGTATAACAAGTTCGCCAAATGTATATAGTGATGTATTTATTGATAGAGGTAGAACAACAGTATATCAATCACATATGCAACTTGGTGAGATAGGTAATTTTAATGAATTAATTAATTATGGTAATAGTTACTATAAAATAGTTAAATAATGATATTTATATAAAGAAGTAAAAATTAAATAATATGGCAACAGGAACATATGGAACAGTAAGACCAGCAGACATGTCAAGTGATGACGTAGAAATCACGGTCTTTTATTCAAAAAATAGGGAAAATGCTAACACAGAAGTTTTCAAATTAGATTCTGCTAATCTAGTACCAATAAATAATCCAAATAACACTAGTGGTGGTTTTGAAATCTTTGGTGGTCTTTATAATTTAAAATTACCTGTTACCGACTTTAATAGTAAGGGTATATATACTATTGTATTTAAACCTGTTGAGATAAGAACTAAAATTGTTGATTGTGGTGTGTTATCAGCATACCCAGATATAAAAGGAATTGTTATTGATTCAACAGATAGTAATTTAACACCTTTTTTAGATAGGTTAGAAAATAATAATTTAGTTGGTTATAGAATTGAGTACTTAACTACTGATTCTTCTACATCAAATAAAAAAATACCTAATTTATTTAGAGTAATTACTTCAAATAATAAGTCTGAACCTGTAAACCAAAACTTAAGTAATGTAAATCAAAAAGCTATTAGATATAGATTTAATGATAACTCAAACTTAGTTTTTTGTACAGTAACACCATCAGCACCTAGTAATGTTAAACCTAATACGTTACCATTTATAGGTGGACCTAATCAAGATATTATAATAACAAATACATTTTTCACACCATTTGTTATGGAAATAGAAATGGTGGAATATGACATAGAAACACTAGCTATAGGGTTATTTGCTAACCAAACTAAGAGTCTTGAAGATGGTATTTATACTGTTTACAACTTTAGTAATCAAATTTACAAACAATACAACTTGTATGAAATTAAAGATAGATTTAGTGGTAAACCATTATTTGAGGTTAAAGAAAATAGACTTAATAATATTGATTTTGATAAAGAGTTTGATAATATAGCAGAAGAATAATTTTATGGGTGGTAATAGTGATAGAATAAAGGTAATTGGTTATGCTAAAAGAACGTTTTACGATAACGGAATTGAGTATAGAAATTTTACTGACGATTTAGTTGGTAATCAGCTAACTAGTGATGCTGATGGTACTGATTCTGTATTTACGTATGGTAATTTTGTTACAACTGTAAATTACGAAGGCAGATTAAGTAGAATATTCTCAACCAAAAAGTTTAGTAGCTTCTATTCTTTAAGTACACTTAATTTAGATGATAAAAAAGCTAATGTACTATTATCTAATAATATTAACACTGTAATAAATGTTGATAAAACTAATTTAGGTAGTTTTGCTTACTTTGGGTCATCAACTGAATTTGTTAGAGTTAGTCTTGAAAAAATAATAACTAATTGGCCAGCAGCTTTATACATGTATCCATTTAGAAATGATGGTGATACTACAATAGTTGGTGATACTTTTAGTGATTATACTTTTAATTTTAATTTACAGAAATCAACTTTTAATGTTGATAATAATTTTATAATTAACAATTATGAGATTAATTATAAATCTAATGGGACTAATATAGACACATTTAATGAAGATAATGATTTAAGAAATTTAACTATAAATTACTTAGATTATGTGGTATATTACAATGACACAGAGTACCCAATTATAGGTTTCCAAAGCTCACCTGGAAATAGAAATGGAACATTAACTTTTGAAGTTGACGGGGACCCATTTGGTTCTGTTAGTTCAACAACTATAGAGTACCATATAAAACCTAAAAAAGAGCTTGAGGAAGAATTTTTTAACTCACTTAATGAATACGAATCTTATTTATTAAATAGGTTAGTAACACCTAAGTACACTTCTAAATATAATTATAAAATTGTATCTGACAACGGTAGGATTATAAACGCTAGTAAAACACTTACATGGCCAGTAACTGATGGGTACAATATTGACTTTAATACTGCTGAATATGCTACTTTTGTAACTGATTTATTAAGTGTTACTGAAGGTAAAGACAGTGTTGAGACTAATCTGATGGTTAGATTTCTAACATCGGAAAGTATATCTGATTTTGATACACTACCTAAGTGTGATGGAACTGAAGAAGAGACTGCTGGTCAAAAAATGAATAAGACCTTAAAGATTTATGGTAGAGAATTTGACGAGATAAAAAAATATATTGACGGTATTTCATTTGCAAATGTTGTTACATATGACAAACAAGCGAATATCCCAGACCAACTAGTTAAATATTTAGCTAGAACTCTTGGGTGGGAAATAACATCATCTATAGTTGATAACGACTTAATAAATAATTATTTAAAAATAGGTGGTTCTTCATATCCAGGAGAAAGTAGAGGGTTGTCAGCTAATGAAGCTGAAGTTGAGTTATGGAGAAGATTAATATTGAACTCAGCCCACATATGGAAAAATAAAGGTAATAGAAACCCTATAGAATTTTTCTTTAAACTAATTGGTGTTCCAGATGGTCTTATAGATTTTAATGAACATATTTACTTGGCTAAAGAACCTATAGATATGGATTTATTCTATAAAATTTTAGATAATAATAACCTATCAACAGACTTAAGCCTTTATAATATAGATTCTGAGGGTTATCCTAGATTTAATAGAAATACTAGTGATATGTGGTTCCAGAAAGGTGGAGGATGGTACAGACAAACTGCTGGCTCCGCAGCCACTGAGTATACTCTAATTGGTAATAATCCACATGTTGGGCCATATGACGGTGGTTATGAATACATAGCTCAATTAGATAACATAGTACCTAACTTTAGTGCGTTTACTATAACATCTACAACCGTTACTAGCGCAACCACTCAATTATTCACTAACTATAATAGTGGTCTTATTAATGGCTATTCCAGTACATACTATGTAGAACCTCAATCACTTGACGGAGCAGAATTAAATGACTTAGTTTTATTAACTACTAGTACTATAAAAGATATTTGTCCACAGGTTGAATTAACTGATTGTGGTTGCGACCCTAAAGATGAAGATGATGCAATGATTATTGATATTAAAAATGCGGACATTGGCTTTATACCTACTGAATGTGAAGGAGTACAATTCGAATATATAGATTATGTGGGTGGAGTAGGACCTATTAACCATTCTTTACAATGGGCTAATAACCACTACTATTGGAAATTACCAAATACTAATGGGAGCAATACTACTTATCTAAATAAATATTATAGGCAAGAATGTTGTCAAAAAGTAGCACAAGGGTACCCATATTATTTGAAGGAATATGTATACCCTGTTAATGCTGGTGGGAATTATAGTACGGGAAGTCAAAGTCAAACTCTTAACCTTAATGCATACTCGAGCATTTTAGAAAGGTTTAGAGATGATTCAAGTCAATATACTTTCCAACAAATGCTAGACTTTAGAGATAAATTTTGGTTTGGAAATAATAAAAGGGATGTAGTTAAATATACAGAGGGTTATATTTGTGGTACATCACCAGGTTATGGGGTTAAAGATTTCCAAATCGATGGATGTGGATGTGATTTATCGTGTGGATGGTTATTATCTGGACCAACCTTAGAAGACATGTATTACATGAATGGCTCGTATTATTTAAAATTTGAAGACCTAGACGGTAGCACAGTAATTACAAATCCAGCAGATAGTTGTTTTTGCTCAACTTTAGTACAAACTGAGATAGGTAATCATGTAATACCAGAAGAGATTATTGACCCATACACAAATGAGGGTGGGTATGCTTGTAAACTAAAAGATACTGGGGTTAGGTATTTTCTTACTAATAATACTGTAGAAGATAATTATTATTATGCTGTATTTCATAATAGAAGAAATGGGTTTGCGCCTTGTAATGATATTGATTCTCCATTTTTAATAAAGAGTGACTGGGGCACTAAATCACTATATGAATAATAACGTAATGATTTACAAATAAGATAAAATACTTATATTATAATAAAATAGAATGTTTAGATTTGATTTAGAAGATTACGCAAGTTCAAAACCATGTATTGGTTGGGAAAACACAAGTAGGGAGGAGTTAATTACACGAGGTTACGTGTTCCAGGAAAACAATGATGGTACAGTTACTATCATCAATCCACAAGGTAACGTAGGTCTTGGTAATAGTGGTGGTGATTTATTTTTAAACTATAGTAGACAACAATATTGTTGTGAGCAATCTGGGTATATATTTGATGTTGAAAATTCACAATGCTTATGGTCAACACCTACAGAAAGTTTCGATGACCCATTTAAGATAATAATAAACCCTAATCTAGATAATAGTGTATTATTTGATGTAGACGAAAACGAAACATGTTGTTTGGACATTTCATTTGATTATTTATTTAAGTTTGACTGCCATGTATTGGAAGAAGCGATAAATGGAGAGACTATCGTTGTTAATAAAAACAGTGATAAAATAATTAATCTACAAGATGAAATTGATGATAAAAAAAGGCAAATAGCTAAATATAAAAAAGAGATTTCAAGTTTAAATGATGTACCATATGTAATAGAGTGTACACAAAACACAAACCCATGGGAAGATTTTTCTGGAGACTATGGTTGGAAAAGACCAACTAATCTAGATTTTGATAGATTATATAAAGAGAGAGTTACTAGTTGGAGAGATGGTTTAAATGATAATAGTACACCTATAAGTGCTGAAGATGTTTCTAATAATTTAAGAAATCAACAAAATAATACATTTAATAGTTCGGACTATACCCCACCACAAGCTTATAGTGTAATAGGATATGCAACCGCCAAAAAGTATTGTTTAACTAATGAGGGGTTACAGGCTTGGTCTGCAATACTTGGTGGTTCTTATAATGCTTGGTTATCGGCTTCGGGTGCTGATACTAGCATGTATAATTGTGATGAAATTTCTAAGTTTGAGCAACAAGCTGCAAATTCTAGTTTACCTTATTATATACCAAATTGCTACTACACTATAAATGACAAGAGGGAAGCTCAAGATAAAATAAAAAAATATAATGCTGTAATAGAGCAATTAACTGGCGAAATAAAGATTATAAACATGCAAATATTAAGTTTGCAAACACAAACCGAAAGGATTGAAACTGAAGGTTCGTGCAAATCTATCGTTGATTTTTTTGAAAATTTAGAAGTTACTTTTACACTAGAAAAATTTAATACAACAACAAATAAGTTAGAGACTGTGTATAAAACACCTATTTTTAGTATAGGGTCTGGTGGTTTTGGGCAGTATATAAGTACTTCTAGTGGTGCTACTGGAATTATGATTAGTGGTGCTACTGGTCTCATGCCTACATTAAATCAAGGGAATTCATCACCAACACCACCATTCTCATACGGTTATTATGATTCACAAACAGAAACCCCTAGTGATTGTTTGGAGTTCAGAAAAAAATCAATTCAAGAAGCAGTTGATGCTCTTAAGTCTACTGATGCGGGATTCCAAGCATTAAAGGCTGCTTCCCTTAAAGATAAAGCGCTTCGTGAAGGAACTAGTAAAGAAGAAATGGAAAACATTAATCCTAATTATAATATTAATGAATTAATTTCTAATTGGTGGCAGTCATGTTGGTTAACATATTCTCAAAGAATATGTGATGAAGAAATTATTCAAATGATATCTAATGAAAGTATAAATATGTCACTTGTAGTTAATAGTGCATGTGCAGACTTTTCAATACTATTAGATAGAATAAAATTAAAAAAGGATTGTACTAAAGTAGATAATGTTGAAACCTTTATATCTGAACCACCTAAGTTTGAAATAACTAAAATTGTTGATAATAAAAAATCTTGGTTAGCTAATAAGTCTAGAGATAGTAGATTTTATGACTTAAAATATAGACCAGCAGAATATAATACAAATCACCATAAATTAGTTATTAATACTAAAGAAGTTGATTTAAATCTTTCACCAGCTAGAGCTGTTGAACAAGATGTGTGGTGTTATATGCAAGATAATAACATTCTTAATTGCGATGGTACAGGAATAACAACATGTGATAAGTTTGAATTTTATTCCGAACCAGCTAGTTGTGATTACCCATTCAGCGCAACTACTGGTATTGATAATATAACCTTTGGTTTTATATTGAGTTCTGATTTAGGAATATATTGCGATACAATACCAACTAAAGATATATTAGAGACATATGGTTGTTACGGTTGTGATTATGATGAAGACAGAGCATCTAACTATAGAGCTGCTAGAAATGCATCTATTAAGAAGCAATCAGACTATAATTTTATGTTAGCTAGTGGTTATGGGGATGATTCATGGCAAATACTATACCCAACAGCTGAACCAATAAACACATATATAGATTCGTTAAAGGGTGATACAGAAGAATTTGGTAATTGGTCAATTGGTAATTTAAGGAATAATAAATTTATTTATTATTACGCTTCTTCAGCGTACACTTTCGAGTACAATTATGTTGACGGAGATGGTAATAGTTTAAATAGTATATTTAGTGGTAATAGTCTTTTTTATAAATCAGCAGTACCTAATTTACAAACACTTACAGGTATAACTGGTAATCCAGGTGACTTAAGAAATGTTGGTCCAGTAAATAGTTATACGATGTATTTTTATGACCCAAGAACTAGTAGCTGGTGGGAAGATGGTTATGATAGAACCACAACAGCACCTTTTGGACCATCTGTTAATCAAACTGCAAGTTTTACGTACAATACTAATTTATTTTCGTATACTGCAAATACCACTACTGGTGTAATCACTAGTATATCATCTAGTAATGACCCATTACTTCAAAGTGTTTGGGATAATAATAGTTATACTAATATTGGTAGTGAACTATCATTTTTAACTGGTGCCACAATAGGTCAATCTGGCTCCACATCAATAAAGTATGTTTTTAACACAACTTATTCTGGGTTATCAACAAACTTTAAAATAATAACAACTGGTAGCACAGGAGTTGGTATCGTGACTGGTACAACAACAGGTTCAACAATACACTACTCTGGTACAGCTAATAATGCTGATAGCTTAATAGAAGATTTATGGACTACTAAGAGAGCGACAAGGGATGCTAGACTTAAATCGTATAATGAGATGTTATTAGCCTTTAGACCATTTTTATGGGCCAATAAGTATATCCCAGCTTACCAAGTAAAAAAATATATTTTAAAATAACTTAGATATGATACTATTTTTCGATTTATGTGATTATGGAACTACGGGTTCAACATCTGACGGGGGTTCGATACTTGGTTGTTATAGTTCAGATTTGAGATATTCTGGTGCTAGTAGTTGGGCCGACATGAGAGATACTGCTATTCAAACAAAAGACGCATGGATAAAAGCTTGTAATGAGCTTAGACTTACTTTAGTTAACGATGGTATAGGTACAACAGCTTTTACTGGATTAACTTCACAATATTTACCATTAATCCAAACAGTCACTGGACTAACCTCAAATACAGGGTATACTGATTTTTGGTCCCTAACCAACACGAATATGGATGGGTTGACAGAAGATATATACAATAATTATATTAAAACTATTGATGAAGCAGCTTGTGCTTTAAACAACCTTACTTATTTTTTCTCTGGAGAAGAAGCTTTGGTATATTGGGAATATCCAGATACGTGGAGATTAAATTATTTTGGTATAGCTTGTTGTTATGGTAGTATTTACCCATGTGGTGATAATTGTGTTGATTTAGAAGATAAATTAACAACTAATTTAGATACCGTTGATGATGTTGAGGAGTTTGCCAATGTTATAGGTAGTGAATTGATTGATGTTAGAAATAGACAAAGTATTAGGTCATATGGAACACTTAGGATGCTTTATGATAGATACAATGTAAACTCTTTAGACTTTAGTGCAAATCAAAGTAGTCAGTATGATTATTTTGATATGGATAATTTTGGTAAATCTGTAGGAGGGTACTGGGTAGACCTTATTGAACAAGTAGTTCCAGCTACTACGATATGGGAATCAACATATACATATAGAAACACAGTTTTCGATACTCAAAAATACAAATATAGAAAAAATAATATATATTTCTCAAACCCATCACAAGATTATCCATTCTCTGCAATATCTACCACCAACGGTGCTACTGGTTATAGTGTTGATGTTATAGTTACAAATGTTACCTTTATTAGTGGAGACACAACAGACCAGAATGATGTAGCAGAAAATAAGTTCGGAAAATTACCGATAGCTGAGCAAACAACTCTACCAAGTAGATATGATAATTTATGGACAATGCAATCAACATGTTCTCCAGAATTTTTGGGTACAGTTGACTCCAGACGGAATTATTTTTCCAATAGAAGTTAATAATGAACACAATTAAATAAAATAACTAAATACTTATATATAGATATGCCATCATTAATAAGAAACATAGTAGGAAGCGTTACCGAAAACATTAAAGAAGATGTTAATGTATTTAAATCAGTTGAATCTAACTTTGGTTCTACTGACTGGTTTATAGTTGGGTCTGTTGAAGTTTTTTTAATAAATTTTAAGAAGGTTGTGGCCTCAGAAAATTTAAATAATAACTCTGATTTGGGTGCTAGTAGTAATAGAAATAATAATTTTAAAGAAATATACATATCATACTAATGAGGCATCAAGATGTAATATATAATCAAACAGGGTATGGTAAAAAAAATGAGACTATACCAGTTGTAAGCACAAGTTCAGATATTTGTGTCTTCAACTTACCATTCTTTAGTATGAGTGGTGCTAGTAAGATAAATTGTGAAACTCAAAATTGTAGTTTAAGTGGAATATCTTTAAATAATATATCTACAGCAACAACTGAATGTTTTACAACAGCTGAAATGTCTGGTGATTGTTTTACTAATATAGTTTGGTCAACAGACATATATGAAGATGATGTGCTAACTAATAGTGATATATTTTATACATCAACAACTATTTCAGACATACCTACATTCTCACAGTTTAGTGGTAGTGTTGTTTCTTCTTTTAACGAACTAGGTTACAGTTATTCATTTAGTGGTTCGCAATACACAATTAAACAAAACAATTTTTCTGAATTAAGATTGAATATTGGGACTAAATTAAATTATATAGAAGATTGCCCATTAACTGGTACAACATCATCTGGTACTACATTTACTGGTACATGTGACGATATTAGTACAGAGATTTGTGATTTAGATTTTACTGCAACAACAATAGATAGTCAAGGTGTTTATAATATTACTGGTCAAACAACCATTGATTTATATTTTGATTTTACTGGTAACACATATGAGTTAGGGGATAATAATACTAGCTTTAATTTTGAGATATTCCAATATAATTCAGCGCTTGAGTATTATATAGAACCATCCGTATATAAGTCTAAGACATATGAATGGCCTAGCTATAGTGCTACAAGTGCTATAACTGCAACAGTACCATTAAGTTCACTAACATTAGATAACGAATTCTTAGTTAAAGGATATTTCGGTCATGATATATGTACTGAATTTTCTTTAATAAATGGTGATAGGACAATTTCACCTAAAACAAATAATGGTTCAGAATATAGATTATATGAACCCGATAGAGATTTTCATTTCTCAGCCTTTAATACTGCGGATACACCAATATTAGATAACACAGTAGACGATACTGGAGCAGCTATAGGAGCTTTAATAGTTGGTGGTAATGTTAGGGTAACTGATAGTAGGCAAATGACTTTACCTATCTCAGAAAGTGATTTTATAGTATCACTTAATGGTATTACGCTACAAAAAGATTTAGATTACACAATAAGTGGGAATTCCTTATCAAATACACTAACATTTAATGGTGATATTATTCCTGGTGATGTGGTTACTTATGCTTACACCAGTACGAGAAATAATAGAAATCTTAGAGCTGAAGGTTTTGAAATAACAAAACCTATTATAAGTGGTGCAACAAATGATGAAGGTGAAGAAAAAGCTTATTATAATAACACGAATGGTAAATATGAAATATACACAGATTTAAAACCAGCTATTGGAAATTCAGTAATCGTAACAATCAATGGTGTTACATTATCAAATAATATTGATTACTTCTTTTCAACAACAAACCCTAAAAGAATAATATTACAAGGTAATATAGTTCTTGGTGATGTCATTAATATATTTTATAATTCAGTATTAAGTGGTCAAGGTGATATAAGCTCGACAAGCTTTTCAGTAGCATGGAATATTAATAATCCACCACAAACAACTAATGGGTTGTTCACTGTTGAATTTAGTTCTAAAAAAGATTTTAGTTCACTATTAACAACTAGTGCCACAACAAAATATACTATAGGTGATGTTACATATTCAGTGCCTATACAACTTAGTGGTAATATAGGTGATAAACAATACTATAGGGTTAAAAATGAAAAAACATATAAAGATATGTGTGGAAATCCTTTTAAGACAACTGCATATAGTGAAATAATTGATATAACAATACAAACAAATGCATTTAATTCGTACTAAATGTTTATTTTTTAGTATTTATTATTAAAATAAGATAAAAGAGAATATTTATAAGATATGAGTTACATTATAAACAACACAAGCGCTTTCGTTAATATAAAATTAACTGAAACTGGTAGACAAAAACTAGCCCAGGGGCAATTAAACTTTACCTCATTTGGTATAGGTGATTCTGAAATTAATTATAATAGAGAAGATTTATTCGATGATTACCAATCTGATGCTAGTTTGTCTGGACAATCTAAAGTACTTAAACCAGTTGATAGACAACCTAATATTAAATCTTTTATTACTGCTACTAGTAATAGTAACCAAAATTTAAATGCACTAACTCAAACTAATATAACTACTTTAAAAGCGGTTGTTAATAATAAAGCAAAAGAAAGAGGTTTCTTTTCGGCAAATACAGGTAACACTATTTTCACCACAATAGACACTACAGATTATGTTAAATCATCTGGTACAATAAGTGGTGGTACAATAAGTGGTGGTACAACATTAGTGTCTAACAACTTTGCTACTGCCACATATTCTGTTGGTGATTATATCTTATTAAAAATAGGTAATGATACTTTGGGTAGCCAAGTGTTAAATGGCAATACAATACCAACACCACATTTATGGTATAAAATACAAGGTAGTGGTACAACTGTAAGTGCTGGTGACACATTAACTCTTGATAGAACCTTACCTAATATTAATTCAACTACAGCGTTAACTGAATTTATGATATATACTAGTAAAGAAGTTTACGAAGGTTTCGGTGCTTCAACTAGTACACCTTATTGGAATACCAATACACTTTCTTTTGAAGCTTGTTGTGATATATCTTGTGATGATGTTCCTGTTTGGAACATGAATAATGTATGGTGTGAGAATTTAGCTGGTATGACTGGTACTAGTGTTAATAATACTGTTGCAACACCTAACGAACCATACCAAAAATTTGGGTCAAACGAATACTTAGGTCAAAAACTACCGTATTTTGAATACGATTGTTTAGAATCTAATGATATAGCATCTATTGATATTTGTGGTTCACCAGGACAATCAGTAATTGACGGTGTTAAAAAATCAATATCAATACTACATTATACTAATAACACTATATCTAATTTTTATGGTGAGTTTTTCTATGTAGATAATGCTAACGATAAAACAGTTAAAATATATTTACCAGATTTAATGTATCACAGAAGAAGTGGTACAACTGAGAATGGTACAGTAATGGGTATGACATTTATGGCTAGTGGAACTACTAAGGTTTTAGGTAATAGTGATATTAACTACATTGACCTTTATGAAGACCCTACATTAGTATCAGACACACCAATTGTTGTAGGTAAGGTTTTTCCACAACTTAAAACGGTAGTGTTTAGTGATGATGAAATAATAGCTGCAACGTCTTATAAATCTAATAGAAATTGGACATTACCTCCTTTAGCCTCTAATTTAGTTTCTTCACAGAATGGTGAAGCTAATGGTGTGTTGCCAACAAATAGTACTATGTACATGACTTATTCATTTGAAAATGATACTAGTACAGGACTTACAACTACTTTACCATGTCAATACTATACTAAATTAACTAATAACACTTCTAGCTCAAAAGATATACAATTTAGAATCGGTAATGTTGATTTATTATCTTACATGAGGAAAGAAGAAAAAAGTGGTTATGATGGTATGGGATTCTCAGCTAAACAGTTTAAAGTTCTATATCAAATAACTACAGAAGATGATAGACCTAACAGTGATGAGTGGAAAGTATATGATTTTACAACCACTGGTATTACATCTGGAGCTTCAGAAACAATAGACCCTATATTATTAGAAAATCAAAATCCATCTAGTAGTGGATTCTTAATAGATAATAATGTTTATACAGGGTCAACAACCTTCAGTATAATGAATTCTTTATCAATGGCTAGTAATGCTAATACAAATTTACTACAGTTTGGTGATGAGAAGTTTTTCTATGGAAACTTAGATGCTTGTATTGGGGCTACAATATTTAAAACACTGTTTAATATATCAATTAGTGCAGATGATTTTAAAACAACAGCTAACCCTACTAGACTTAACTCTGACCCTAACCCACCAGATATTAGGGTAACAGAAGTTGGTATTTATGATACCGCTGGTGATTTAGTTATGATTGGTAAGTTATCTAAACCAGTTAAATTAAGTTCTGGTAATACAATAATGATTGAAATGGCAATGGATTTTTAATATGGGATTTTTAAGTACAGCAACAACGATACAACTAACAGCCAAGCTTACACCAGAAGGTAGAAGAAGACTTATAACTAATACTAATAGTTTAATAGATAGCTTTAGTCTTGGTGACTCTGATATAAATTACAGAGCATATACTGGACTTACCACAGGTCAAGTTCCAGGTGTTGGTGGTGATGATAACGGTTTAGACGTAAATAATGGTGGTTCTGGATATGCATTGAGAAGTACTTTAGTTTATGGCACCAATACTGATAAAAAAAGTGTTGATGCAGCATCAATTACAGTTAATACTGTGTTTGAACCAATAGGTTATAAAACTATACATTATAGTGGTAATGTTATAACACAAAATAAAATTTCATTAAGTAATACCTCAACTGACTCACTTACTAACTTATTTAGTTCATTTGGATTACCTATAAGTACGTCTGACTTTAATATTTTCACTGGTACCACAGCTAATAATGGTGGTTATAGTAATACATCTTTTAGCGGTTTAGCTCAAAATGATATATTAGTTATTGGTGTTGATAATAGTGCATATTCTGAATTAATTGATGGTAAATCAATTAAAATGTCTTTATCTAGTACTGCTACTACATTTGACATATACGGAACATACCAAGCAACAAACAGAGCTTCTAATTTATTAGATAATGATATTTCTGATGTTACTGGTTCAGTTAGTGTATTCGGACCAAATAGAACGTTATTATTTTCCGATGGTATACTTAAACCAAATGGTGGTGATACTACTAAGTCTTGGTCAACAGGCTATGCTACAAACAAACCATTCAGTGTAAATGGTAAAGAATTATTTAATTATACCTCAACACCTAGTTTATCATTAACGGGAGATACCCCAATTGGTATTGCCTACCTAGATAGTGGGTTTATGGTTATAACTGAACCAACAATAGTTGATAATTTCATTCTAAGTTCATCTGCCGCAACTGGTACCTCAATAACATTTAATCATTCTAGAACCAAAGTAACTCAATCAATAACATGTGTTGCTGGTAGAGGTGAATTCCCAGTATCCACTAATCCCACTTGGGCTCAAGGTGATACACCAGGATTTACAGAGATAGCTTTATTCGACACATCCAATACAATAATAGCTATTGGTAAGCTTGATAGAACATATTTTAAAGCTGTTGATGATATGGTAGCTTTTAATGTAACTATTAACTATTAATGGTTTACATTTTCGATTTATAGATTATACTTAGTAAAAATTAAGTATTATGATATTGGGATTAGATGTATCTACTAAAACAATTGGTATAGCTTTATTTGAAGACTTAGGTGAAAGAGGTAAATTAAAATTATTACACCATGTCTCACCAAAGATAAAACCAAAACCAAAAGATAAATTACAAGAACTTTTTGAAAAAGCAAGAGCTTTTGAAGAAGAATTTTTAAATAAGTATGCCGATGTTGGTATAACTAGAGTTATTATAGAGGAACCTCTTTTGCGTTCTAATAATGTAAACACTGTAGCAACACTTTTAAGATTTAATGGAATGGTATCTAGGTCAGTCTATGAGACACTTGGTATTGTACCAGAGTTTATATCATCATATGATTCTAGAAAATATGCGTTTCCAGAACTAATGCAAGTTAGAAAATTTAACAAAAAGGGTGAACCATATAGTGAAAAAGAAATATCTAAGAAAAACCCAGTATTATTTGGTGGTCATGATTGGAACATTGATAAGAAACTTATTGTATGGGAAAAAGTCGCTGATTTAGAACCACAGATAACCTGGTTATACACTAAAAACAAGACACTAAAGGCTGAAAATTATGATATGACAGATGCCTACACATGTATTAGAGCTGTCATGAAAAGAGACGGTACATGGCAATAAATTTGTAATTTTAATTTTTTTGTTATATATTTGCAGTAATGAGTATTATTGCTAGTATATTTAAACAGTTCTTAGGTGAACCAGCTGAACACAACGAAAGTAGTGGTCAAATGTCATTTGATTGCCCCTCTTGCGCTGAAATGGGTAAGGGTAAGGGTAAACATAAATTAGCTGTAAATTATAAAAAAAATATATTTAGATGTTGGGTTTGTGGTTTTGAACACAATATGCATGGTAAGATTCCTTACCTAATTAAGAGATACGGTAATAAAAGAATACTTAAGGAGTATAACTTAGTAAAACCAGAAGATGACTATGTACCAAACATAGACGAAGTACCAACCGAAATAGTATTGCCAGAAGGTTTTATACCATTAACGCAAGAAAATTCTAATCATTTTAAATTTGAAAGTGCATATGAATACCTAACTAATAGAGGTATAACAGATGATATGATTAAGTTTTACAATATTGGGTATACTGTTAAGGGTAAATATCATGACAGAATAATAATACCATCTTATGATGAATTCGGTGATTTAAATTTCTTTGTTAGTAGAAGTTGGGATAAGTGGAAGAGACCTAAGTATTTAAATCCAGAAGCACTTAAGAATTTAATAATATTTAATGAAGATAAAATAAATTGGGATTCTACCATTTATTTGGTTGAAGGGGCATTTGACCATATAGTAATACCAAATTCAATACCGATATTAGGTAAATCATTACCAGACAAATTAAAATTAATGCTTTATAATAAATCTAGGGCTAAGATAGTTATAGTGTTAGATGAAGATGCTTATGAAGCCTCATTAAACATATATCGTGAACTAAATAGTGGTAGGTTATATAATAAAATTATGCTTTGCACTCCACCGTATGGTCATGACCCTTCTAGTATTTTTGAAAGATTAGGTTCAAGTGGTATTGTTAAATTACTTAGAAATTCATCTAAGATTGCAGAAAATAAATTATATTAAAAGTCAAAATCAAAATTAAAATCATCTGGCGACCCTATTAAATCTTCATCATTACTCTCAAAAGGTTCAATTTTAATGATTTTAGCGCCTAAACCCTTATTTTTAAGGGTTATTTCATTTTCATGAGGGTAATTAATTCTATTTTTAATAGTTTCCTCCCTATCAATCATAGATTTATTAGCCTTAACGGTTATTAGTAAAGGTTCCCCACCACCAACATGACTTTTTTGATAATGACTTCTTTCTAAATCACGTTTTTTCATAACATAATGAGAACCAGGTTGTTTTTTGTTAATATCACCTTCATTTTTAACGTATAACACTCTATATAGTGTAATATTTTCTGGTAATTTATCTAATTCAGACTTAACACTATTTTTTATAGAGTTATCATCAAACTCCTCACTTAATTCGTAAGAATCTTCAATAGCTGAACCTATAACGTAACTATTTCTCAAGCTTTCTTGCAACTTTCTTTTAATAAAATGTTTCATACCAGTTTTTATAATAAATATTTGATTTTTAATAAAAAATACCCTATATTTGTGGGTAGTGTTAAAAAACAATAATAATATACTGTGGATAAGAAAAAAGAATTAATTAAAATCTCAAAAGAGATAAGGGATGTAGTTGATATTAGACAAAAAGAGCTTGAATTATCTTTTGTTGAAGATACACATACATATTACATGAAAAATTTAAAAGGTGTGGTTGAATCAAACTACCCTAGTGTGTCAACAGTTATAAAACAATTTTATAATGAGTTTCCAGAATTAAATAAATCATATCAGATGTGTGATGGTGATTTAATTGAACAAGATAAATTATTAAAACAATGGAGAGCTACAGCGGACTATGCCAATAACAAAGGTTCTAGAGTCCACTATTTGTTAGAAACTGATTTACTTAGTATGTATGGTTCATACAAAGAAGTTAGGAAACCTATATTTGAGTGTGATGAGCAACAAACAAACGATGGTAATGCAATGATTGATGCTGGTCATAACTTTATAAGGAGTATGCAACGAAGAGGTTGGGTTTTATTAGACACTGAAATGGTTTTAGGTAGTCCAGAATTAGGTTATACAGGACAACCAGATAAAGTATGGATTAGATTTATTGATGGTGTGTTAGGGTTCCTAATAACTGATTGGAAAACTAATAAACCTAAGAATTTTGAAGTACATGCATATACAGAACCAATGTTAGAACCATTCGAGGAACATATGGATACGGCATTAAGTCATTATAAAATACAATTACCGTTGTACGGTAGGTTAATATTAGATATGCTTAAAGGAACTAAGTTTAAAGATATTAAGTTTTTTGGTTGTACTATAGTTCATTTAACATCTGATGGTAATTACAAGGAGTATGATGTTGAAGATGATTTTATTAATAAAGTATTAACTATGGACCCATTGCCTAGAATAAAAGAAGTGATGGATTATAAAAAACTACAGATAAATAGAAATAAAAAAAGAATGCAACTAGTTGAGCAAGAATTAAAAAAAATAAATTAATAGTATGGTAAAAAAAGTTATACATATAGCTGATATTCATATCAGAACATATAGAATGCATGATGAATACGGTGCTGCATTTAAAACTTTCTTAAAAAGCATTAGAGAGTTAGTTAAGGGATATGACCGTGAAGAGGTTCGTATTGTCATTGCTGGTGACTATGTACATCAAAAGATAACTATATCTAATGAGTTGTTAATATTAGGTACTTGGTTTCTTAGGAAATTAGATAAGATTGCCCCAGTAGTTATTATTGCTGGTAATCATGATTTACTGGAAAACAATAAAGATAGGATTGATTCAATAACCCCAATGGTTCAACTACTACCAGATTTAGATATTAAGTATCTTAAGGATTCTAAGTGTTATATAGATGATAATATAGTATGGTGTAACTACTCAATATTTGAAGAAAACACTAGACCAGACATTGAAACTGCTAGAGTTGATTACGGTAGTGATAAAACTTATATTGGATTATATCATGCTCCTATTATGGGTGCTACAACTGATATTGGTTATGAGTTTGATGAGTCAACATCGTTAGAACACTTTAGTGGGTGTGATATTGTTATGATGGGTGATATTCACAAAAGACAAGAATTTAACTACAAAGGCACACCTATCGTATATCCATCTAGTCTTATACAACAAAATTTTGGTGAGACTGTAAGTAAACATGGTTTTTTATGGTGGGATATTGAATCAAAGACATATGAAGAATATGATATTGAAACTGATTATGGTTTTTATCAATTTAAAATAAATTCATTAAATGACCTTGAAGAAGGGTTAGAAAAATTAACAAACGAGTAATGGAGCTTCCGAAACAAGTAAAAGATGAGATTTGGGAATATTGTAGAGTAAACGATATACCTAATATTGATGAGTTTGTAATTAAGATGTTAAAACAAGGTTTCACTTCTGAAAAATTTGGTAGCACACCATGGGATAAACCAGCTGAAATAGTTGAGAAAGAAATAATTAAAGAAGTTACTGTTGAGGTTATTAAAGAGGTACCAGTTGAGGTTACAAAAGAAGTTGAGGTTATTGTTGAAAAAGAAGTCTTTGTTACTGATGATGAAGCTAATAAAGAGTTACAAACTAAAATTAAAGATTTAGAGGGTAATATAAAAAAACTAAAAGAAACTAAAGAAACTATTATTAAAGAATCTAGTGAAAGGGGTGTTAAAATTTCAGAACTAAATCTAGAAATATCCGATTTAACTAGTAAAATTTCACAATTGAAAGAAGAATTGGAAGCTGAGAAAGCTAAACCAAAACAAGAAGAAGATAAAGATATATACGGAGAAGGAAAAAGAGGAATCTTCGGCTCAAATATAAGTGACCTATGGAACAAGAACAAGAAGTAATTGAACAAACTATGGTTAATATACCACCATATGCTAAAATAAAGGTTTATTGGGATGATAAGCCAGAAAATTATTCTAGAGAATCTAGAGCTAGAGTTAAAAAATACTTTTCTAAGAAGTATGGTATCCCAGCGCAAAATATAAATGTAGTTTACAGACCAGTAAAAATTGATAAATCTGGTAAAGAAATTAAAATTGATGGTGCTACTATTGACAATATAATGAGTGTACCATATCAAAGAAGCCTATTTAAGGAATGGCTTACTAGAGAAGGTAAAGACGATGTTGATTTCGATAGAATTATTAATCTAGATAATAAAGTAAATGCTGAATTAGATTTTGATTTGGAAGAGACTTTACATAGGAAATACAAGTTAAAGTGGATTATGGTTAATAACTTCCTTTCCTTTGGTGAGCAAAACTATTTTCCAATAGATAAATATAATGGTTTCACTGTTATTAACTCACAACCAGCAAATCAAGGGGGTAAAACAACACTAACAATTGATGCTGTTAAATTTTTATTTTTTGGAAAGACCACTAAAACAGATAAGAATGTAGAAGTATTCAACCAATTCAATGAAGAAAAAGATTTGGTAGTTAGAGGTATGATGGAAATTGAGGGTGAAGATGAATTTATAATAGAAAGGTATCTAGAGAGAAAACCTAAAAGAAAAGGTGGTTGGAACGTTTCTAATAGGTTATCTTATTATA